CGGTACACTGTGCATGACACTAACGATAGCCGCATCCTACACTTTCAATTTGGGCGGGCTTTTCGCGTTGCACAACTACCCCAATGACGAAGGTTACGGCCACATAGACGCAACGTGGCGCGCATACATGGAGCATGGTTGGCTGGGCACTTACTTTACGCCGTTCATGGTGTTTTTGTTTGGTGGCAAGTCATCATGGGCGGCATTGTGGCACTGGGCCAACACCAAGGTGGGCATCAGGCCGGCTAAGCCGGGCCACACGCCCATTGCCACTTTGTTCAACGCCGTTTTGCAGTACCATTATGAGCTTGTGGCAGTCCCTTGCCGCAGCTTGTCAGCCATGTGGACGGCTCGGACAGCGTCGGCAACCGCGCCGCCCGATGCCAACGGCGGTGGTACAGGCGCTCAGACTGCACCACTGGCTTCCAGCGGCGCCGGCCGACCTGAGCGCGTGAGCCTTTTGTCCGGTGCTGTCAGCCAAGCCAAGGCCGAGGGGGCAGAATCGTTTCAAGCCCAATCCTCGACGGCAGGCCCCCAAGCGGAAGTTAGTCAAGCCGAGAATGACGCCCAGTTGCTGTTCCAGAGCCGCGTCGTGACCATAGCTGAGGGGGGCATGCTGTTGTATGACTGGCTGCGTGGCAGGCCTATCAGTGCCGCAGAAGGCGCCAAGTTCGCCGCTAAGGCACTGGCTGTCACCGTCAATCTTAAGGAAGTCATGACAAACGGGGTGGCCTTTGTGTTTCCCAACGCCGAGGACCCTGAACGACATGTGGTCAAGACCCCTGACGGTGACGTGGAGGTCATACCACTCATGGCCGAGTCATATGAGTATGGCGGTCTCCCCGGTTTCCTTCGCGACATCAAGTCCCGCGATAAGGTCACCATGGCCCGCAAGCATGAATTTGACAAGGATTGCCCTCTCGTTCCAAGTCTGGACAAGTACGTGGAGGCCGATGGGTCCATGTTTGTCGTCCCTGTGTGGGTCCGCGCCGTCAGCCACGCCCGCCACCTGGGTGGTGAGAGGGCGGTCGCGCAGGGCCTTGAGGATTTCAACCCTGTGGACGCCGTCAGGGTTCTGACTGAGGCTTTCGCCGGGATCGCCAATGTCGACCCCAAGTCTAGGCCCGTCTCTGTTGTGCTCACCCTGTCCGCACTTTCCAAGGCGCTCAAGAACTTGTCTGGTGATGCCAAGGGCTTGTACCAGGCCGTCGCACACGCCATAGGTTCCCAGCTCCTAGGACACGATGTGGACGGTGTGCGGATGGTCGGTCTGGTCAAGGGCATGGAACGGTTCATCAACCAGGCGGCGGCCATAACCAAGTACACCGCCGTTGATATCAGCAAGGACAAGGATCTCTGTGGCCGTCTGTTTTCATTGCAGGAGGAGGGCGACATACTGGTTGTGCGGCTTATCGCCAACGCCGATGCCAGGCTGGAGTCTCATGGTTTTCACACTCAGGTGAGGGCCATACGTGCCTTGGCCGACATGGTGCGTTCCCTGAACGATAGTTCCGACGACAGGGTGCCGCCTGTGTTTGTCCGCCTCGCGGGTCCCCGCGGGACGGGCAAGTCTTTGGCCGTCAAGGCGCTCACGGAGACCATCAAGAGGGTGGCCATATATGCAGGCCTTGGCAGTGAGTGGGAGGGCAGGAACGCCACTTATGCGTACAGAAGCGGCCAGGAGCACTGGGACACGTACAAGGGACAGCCCATAGTCCTTATGTCGGAAGCCTTCACAGGCACCAGAGAGACAGACCGGTCAGTTGATGCCAACGCCGTGCTGCGCATGGTCGATAGTGGCAGGTTCCCCGTGCCCATGGCTGATCTCAGTATGAAGGGCCGTGTCATGTTCGTGTCCAAGTTGATCTTGGCGGACACCAACTGCACCGGCGTCATCAACGCGCCTATTGCTGACAAGTTCGCCTTGATGCGGCGGATTGACTTGGATATCGAAGTCAAGGCGAACTACAACGTGTCCCGCAGCGACAAGTACGACCCGTCCGCATCACGTTTCCTTGTCAGCCATTGGAAGCAGCCCCCCCAGCGTGCTACAGACATAGACACGCCAGACATGCAGAGGACTGACGAGGAAGAGTTGAGCCTAGAAGAAGTGGCTCTCCGCATCGTCCGGCTTATGGGGGGGAAGGCCGCCACCAGCAGGACCTTTTTCTCTGAACTGGACATAGCCGACAGCCTCATCGCCAACACTGAGCTCATTAACGGCCTTCGTGACGCTTACGGCATTGGCCCCCTGTCTGGACCGCAGCCACACGGCGATGGCAAGGCCGTGGCCCAGATGTTCGAAGGGCAGAGCCAGTTCGCCAACTCCACCATAAGGGTGGCGGTGCCGGCGGCCGTCAACGTGGCGTGCACCTACATGGGCTGTAGTCCGACTACCACGGCCACTGTGACCGCCGTGGTGGGTGCCGCTTCCCTGTTCGTCACCATGTCCCTCGTGTACTCATTGCTCAAGGGTGTGCTCAGAGCTTATGCCCAAAGTGATGCGCCGGGTAAAAATAAGGCGCAGAGCATGTTGTGGGCAGTGCAGGTGAGGGAGATATTCTCACGTCCCCACATCATGGCTATGGCCGCCATTGGTATGACTGTGGCGGTGTGGGCCATGGCCAACTGTTGGGGCGACAGGAAAGATGATGCGGTCGCGGAGAGTTCGGTAACCACTGACCAAACCCAGCCGTCTTGGTGGACTAGATACTCCAGGGGTGGGGGGGGTCGTGATGACTGGCGCTCTGAAAGTTCCGGGGGCTCTGGCCGCCAATCTGGCGGGCGTGTGATGTCCATCAGCGAGTACAGGCACCGGCGTGCCCATGGTCCGGAGTCAGTTGGGTCCGTCGTTAGCGATATACGCGCTGGACACTGGGGTGACCTGATGTACGACCGTGATTACGCCCGCAGTCAGGGTCCTGATGCGTCAACCCACACGCGCACCAAGGGTGATCAAGTCATCGAGGCGTTGACCCATTCAATTGTGTCTGTGGGCGTACGTCTTAGGACCAAACACGGGGTCGTCACCAGAACCTTGACGGGTTTTGCAATAGCGGCCGATCTTGTCATGTTTCCGCTGCACTTGTTGGGTGACCTGCTTGACACCAACGCCACCACTGTCCCCGCAGAAGGGAAGTGGTTTTGTGTGGCTGGCCCGGTTAAGAAAGAATACGCCGCGCCTCTCAACTCCTTTTACCCTGTTGGCGCCCGCGACGGCCAAGACATCGTGGTGGTCAGGCTCACCAAGTACCCTCCCCTCAAGTCCATTTTCAAGCACACCATCACTGAAGGATTACACAGCTCCAGAAAGTATGCTACGAAGGGAGTGCTACTGCGTTCCAGCGCCCTCACTATTGAGGATGGGAGTCTGGTGTACCACCCTGGTGTCCTCCCGGCCGTGATACCCGTGGATGGCATCACCACCATGTCCAACCAGACTTATTCCAGCCGGGAGGGCCAGTTTCGTGAGCCGTATGTGCATCGTTATGCCGCCAACACGGCGGCCGGCGATTGCGGCTCACTGCTCGTCAGTGAGGATGGCTGGGTGCTTGGGTTCCATCAGTTCGGCAATGCGGGTGGGCCCCATCCCTCGGGCGGAACGGTTATGGTCCAGGAGGATTTGGCCCGCTTAATCCGCCAGCTCGGCGGGGCGCAGGCGGAGGGCCCCGCTGTGGACGCCTTGGAAACGGGGACTTTGCTCAGGGAACCTCTAATACAGGGCGCCACCAACGTAGACATGCACGTGCCAATGAGTGGTATATTCTCCGCCACGACCCACATCAAGGAGTCTCCACTCTACAGCCACATAGCCGTTACCAAGAATAAACCGGCGCTGGTGGGTGATGTGAGGGCTAAGATCCTCAACGCCCAGTCCAAGCAGGCCGGCGCTCCCAAGGTGCTGCCTGATGACGACTTGGTGAAGATGGGGCTGGAGTGCCTGGACGAGCTGTATCCGCGCACTTTGTTTAACAGCTGTAAGGCCATGGACCCAGTCGACGCCGCGAATTCGTCTTTTGGCGTCCACTCCATCAACAGGGCCACTGGCGCCGGTTATCCGCTCAACCGTATGGCCGGTGGGCCGGGTAAGTCTGGTTGCCTAGTTGTGGACGAGGGCACGAAGATGATCACGGACTTTACCCCCGCCTTTTGGGATGACTTTGGCCGGGTGACGGACGTGCTCGGACGGGGCAACATACCCGCCGAACTCAGCCTGGCCAACGCCAAAGATGAGACTCTCCCATTGGACAAGGCCGAGATCAAGGCCCGCACAGTACTGAACTGCAGCTTCACCCTAGTGATACTGTTCCGCATGCTGTTCGGCAGCGCGATGGGAATTATCACGTCCCTGTGCGAACGGAGCCCTGTCTCCGTGGGCATCAACGCGCACGGGGCTTCATGGGATCGCATGGTGCGCTGGCTGTTGCGCGACGGCCAGTGCAAGGTGTGGGATGGCGACATAAGCGGGTTCGACTTTTCTATGTCTTACAATGTCGTCTGGGCTGCCTCGCGCTGGCTTGCTGACAAGTACGATGATGAGTACACCAGTTGGCGCATGCTACTCGTGGCCGGCGTGGCTTGTGGCTACAAAGCGTTCTCCTGGCTGTTGGTTGTCTGCTACGGTGGCGTGCCCACGGGTTGGCCTCTTACGGCGCATGTCAACAGCCTCAGTCTTCTCATCGTGCTGTATGCGTGCATACGTAAGCGCACTGGATGGAGTGCGGCGAAAGCTGTGCGCTTAGTGCGTTTCGTGGTTTACGGTGATGATCACATAGGTTCCGCTAGCGGTGAGGCCATTGGGACTATCAGCTACATGACGATGCGCGCTGATATGAAGGAGTACTTCGGCATGGACCTGACGCCAAGCGACAAGGCCCCTGACACTTACGATTACAGGGAGCTTAGCGAAATGCAGTATCTGTGCAGGGGTATCGTTTTGCGCGATGGGCGTTACTATGCTCCTAGGGCGCTTGATGAGATGTGGGACACGCTGCGTTGGACTAGGTCGGACCACCCCGCGGATTACAGCGCCACTTTGCTGTCCTTTTGCATTGATCTGCATCAGCATGGTAGCGCTGTGTACGCCCGTGAGATCGACCTGCTCGAGCGCATCATGCTAAAAGCCAAGTTCATCCCCGTGCACCCACACACTGGGGAGTACATGTCTCTTCCCACGTATGAGTCAGTACACGATCGTTACTACGAGGTGTTTGAGGGTCAGCCCGACGACCCGGTGGCGCCGCCTGCCTCTATGCTGGACA